ACGTGGACCAGAAAAGAAAAAGAAACACAAAGGTAAAGGACATCGTATCTCAAACAGTTTAAGATTGTCGATGGAAATAACCATGACCGATAGATCTGTGTTGTTGTGGGTCCACGAAGTTTTGGGTGTAGGTACATTGACCAAGAAACCAAGAAAAGGTAAAAGAGTCGATGGTACTCCCTATCTCATGCAATGGCGATGGCGATGTACTTTTAGAGACGCGTATTATGTGTGTTGTTTAATCTGGCCTTGGTCGCACACAAAATTAGAAAAGGTACAACAAGTCATTCAACACTATGCAGAACAAAAGTTAGATGTTGTTAAAATTATGAATGGTAAAGTAGTGAACTTAGATGAATATAGAAAAGCGATGAGCTTAGAGTAAAATGTTTGATAAGTACATTTATAATTTTTTAATGTTTGTAAATCATTGGTCAACTAAATTGACAAGTTGGTCATGGTGTATGTTATACTCAGATAGAAGGAGAGGATATGGAAACCGAAGAAGACAAAAAAATAGCCAAGATCCTAAAAAAAGTGAATCGAAATAAACCTCAATTTGGTTTAGGTCAAGTGCCTAGTTATGGTAAATCTAGATCAGGTAGAGAGTACGGAGGTTTTATAAAAGAATCTGTCTATAATAAGATGAAATATAAACCAACTAATAGAGGAAAAAATATAACTAAGAAAGGACCTTATGAAATCTAAAAAATTTAAATACGATGGAAGAAGTAGACCGACTACTGATTTATATAAAAAAAATTTTGAAATAATTTTTGGTAAAAAAATTGATAAAGATAAAGAAGAATTAGAGGGTTATTATATTACTGATAAGGGTATAAAAGTGTTAACCAAGAAGAAAAATACATGATTAAAAAAAATAATAAATACAAGTATATACAAGGAAAACAGCTCACGGACCCCGGATCAGGGACCAGGGTTTATGAAATAAATAATTATAGACTTCCTAGTGTTACTACGATATTAGGCGCTACCGCAAACAAACAATTTTTAAAAGACTGGATAGCTAAAAAAGGTGAAAAAGAAGCAGAACGAATCAAAAACCATTCTAGTAATAGGGGGACATGTATGCACAAATTCTTGGAGCATTATATCCTCGGAACTGGCTGCGTTGATCTTACAGCAATCGGACAAGAGGCGCGTCCCATGGCCGACAAAATTATTGAGGTTGGTCTTGCACCGGTGGAAGAATATTATGGCTCTGAAGTTACGTTACATTACCCGGGTTTGTACGCGGGCTCAACAGATTTGGTATGCCTGCACAATGGCAAAGAAACTATTGTTGACTTCAAACAAGCTAATCGTCCGAAAAAAGAAGAATGGATCGAAGACTATTACCTACAGATTGCAATGTACGCAATGGCCCACGACTACGTCTACGGAAGCAACATTGAACAAGGAGTTATCATGGTATGCACGCCTGACTTATATTATCAAGAATTCAAAACAGAAGGTGCAAGTTTACGAGAATGGAAACACAAGGCACTAAAAAGAATTAACATGTACAATGAAATGAGGTTTGATGAGAAAGAACAAGCGAAGGTGGAACTTAGGGCTGCAGACTTCACCAGGAATGAACAAGATTCTGAATAATCACGCTGACTGGCTAGATTATAACGTTTCTAAAGTAGCTGGAAACAAATGCAGAAAGGACGCGTTAGATTACGCACAACACAAGGACCCGAGACAAACGGGAGTAAGGAGGAAACATGAACGACAATCTATTTAGAACGATTCTAAAGAGGTATGAAGCTGAAATCGAAGATGCACACTATAAAATAAATGCAATATGTGAGCATAATCTGGTGATACCAGAACATGTCGATATTACAGGCGAAGTTGATAAACAGTTAGAACGTATTGCCGCTGCTGAAGATAAATTGGCAGCAATGAGGAAATATTATGGCGGAAAAGAGGCAAATAAGGCAATAATGTGATAAATACACTCCAGTGTATATGTATGGTAAAAAAAATAAAAAAAAATAAAAAAACTACTATAAAAAAAGTGTCTTTTCTGTCACTTTGCTCTAGAAGTGTTGATATATATGACTTTAGGGTAGACACTTTTTGCTAAAAAAAAGTGTCACCTGACAAAAAATAATGTCACCTTACAGTGTATTTCAGTTTGCCTATGCGCGCGCGATACAAAAAACTAGAAAAACTGATTTTTTTTAGATACATATACAAATATGAAATCCAAAAACAAATCCAGAAGAATCAACAGCTACACTAAACCAAAGACTGTTAAGCAACACATACCATTTCCATACAAACGTGTACGTATAGACTGGATTGATATCATCACTGAGGGCGGCTGGGGTTCTGAGACTGAATTTAAAAATATGAAATTGGCTACACCTGTAAGTGAAGGTTGGTTATTTAGTAAAGATGATGAGACTGTTAGAATTTTTGCTGGATACGATGTTGAAGCTGATGGCTCTATTCATTTTTCGGAACGTTCTGTTTTTCCGACTTCTTGTGTGAAGAAGATAACTCGGATTCATTAATTTCTATTGCTTTTACATCAACAACATCATCATTCAAAAGACTTGCGTAATCTTCTTCGATCTGTGCCATTTTCATTTCTAATTGTTCTTCTGTCATGTCTTCTAATTTACCATGTTTTATTATTTTTCTGTCTATGTATAATCCTCCTGCCTTTCCACGATTTGTTTCAGCGTTTACAGCAGCGGAAAAAGAATTCTTCTTCAAAGCTAAATCTTTGATTCTAGCTAATTCAGCTATGTGTCCTTCGTAGTTTACTCCAAATTTTAAATTTCTTTCTTGTTTTAATTCATCTAAATATTTAACGACTAATGGTGATTGTCTTGGATTAGTTAGCTCAGCTCCCTCTTGCCTACATCTTTTTTTGCTGTAGCCCGCTAGCTCGGCTGCTTCAGCTTTATTAACTGGTCCTTCGGGACCACCGAATACCAAATACTCGGCAAATCTTTTTTGCATTTCTGTTAATCTTTTAGGAACTCCCATGTTGACTTTTTAAGGTAACTATCCTATATTGTCAATACTATGAAAGACAAGCGTACATACACATATGAGAAAGAACATGGAGAAGATATGACACATGAAAATGAAGTTAGTTTTGATGTTTCTGCTATTACAGATCAATACAGAGCTGACTTAAAAAAATACCAAGACAGAGAATCTGAATATATTAAAACTAAAAATCAATTAGACAGCACAAAACAAATTGTAATTAATATGTCAACTACAATAAGAGAGTTACATACACAAAATGAAAACTTTCAAGCAGAAATTGCTAGACTTCGAGAAGAGATTCAACTATTAGAGATGCAGATAAAAAAATGAGAGTCCAAGACTTACAACAATTTTTATCTAAATTCACAGAAGCTAACAATGACGGCAGTAGACAAGGTAATGCTATTTCTAATGCAATCATAATGGTAGAAGTAAATGGTTATTTAGAAAAGGTTACGAAGATGGAAGTACATGAACACAACACACCAATTGTAGGTCACAAAGGCCACAGTGCTCATCGTCTTGTATTAAAAACAACTAAAAAATCTAATTTTATTATACCACCAAAACTGCAATATTAAGCGCAGTGGTTACCTTGAAAAACATATGGGCCCAGAGGCAAAATTTTATCAAAATGTTAAACAAAATTTTAAATCCTTTTCACTTATTCGACTTGAAAACATTAGCTTACTTGGTACTCCTGATCTATTGGTCTGTAATACTTCTGGGCACTTTTGCACTCTAGAATTAAAGGTTACTAAAGGTAACAAAATCCGATTTAGCCCTCATCAAATTGCCTTCCATATTAAGCACCCACACAACACCTTTATCATGGTAAAGGCCCTTGGTCCTTTACCCCCTAAAACTTCTCCAATATCCATGTTCCATGGATCTAGGATAGAAGAGCTTGTAACTCAGGGCTTGAAGCTTGAAGCTTGTTACTCTGATTGGGATGCTTGCCGCTTGGCAATTGAACAGGTTGGTTCGAAAGCTTGAAGCTTGGTGCTTGAAGCTTGTTCCTTGGTGCTGCTTGGAGCTTGGGACTTAAGGCCCGGACCAGATGCACGCCTCGCCGATGCCGTCGCAACCCTGGGGCTAATGATCTGATCCGATTTATTACGCTTGCGTAATTCTTTATAATATTTTGGATGATGCCACATATTAATGAGCTTTGTATGATATATTTTTTATTTCAGAATTCCAGCACATTCTACAGTCTCTGCATTCATTGTCTTGCTGTGACGCTGGACAAACTTTTGACGTTGCACCAAACCAAGGCTGGTCCTTGGTTATGACGCTTGAGCTGTTGGGCCACGACTTAGGCGCCAATTGGTCCATCATCGGCGCGCTGAATCGTATGACTAAATTGTCTGGCTTATCTTGCAGGTGATCTTTGATCCATGCTTCACGGGTCGGTAACCAGTGACGCTTTGAAGGTGTCAACCTGCAGACACTATAAATTTTTTGTAAGTGGTTCAGGTCCTGGACGTCGCCGCTATCATGCCATCTAAATACATCCGGCTTCTTGCTGTTGATCAGGTGAGCCATTGCCTGAACCCAGAGCGGGCTCTTGATGGCTGCCAGCCTTCTGTATTGTGCATCCTGAACAACCTTGAACACGTAACAGCCTTTGAGCGCGTAACAGTCATAACAGACGCTGCCCTTCACAGCTCGCAGCTTGCCGCCAGTTTTGCATTCCTTGGCAGGTAAACCAATTGACCAGCCAGGCATCTTTGACGGCTTGCTCAGGCTGCCTCCTATAATTTTTAATGCTTCACTTGTTTTCATAATTCTTTCTCCTTTAATTTATAGGACACTGTAACAGAGTACAAGTCCCTTGTCAAGCTTGCAGCTTGACGCTTGCAGCTTGCGGCTTGGTGCTTGTAGCTCGGGCCCTGATCCTCGAGCCAGCGCGCATGCTGCAGGTAAACGCGGGCCATTGCTGGCCCGGGTCTTCTACTCACCTAAATTACTCTCTTCCCATCTCTTTTTAGACTCTTCCTGGTCCTTCTTCACCAGCCGTAGGATTTCTTCCATATAATTTGCTATACGTGTAATTCCCTGAGTTAACTGGTACAGCTGCTCTTCATTCTTAAACTTATTTTCTAAGTCTTCTATTTCTTTTAAGTTTTGCATTCCTTCATTCATAATTTATCCTTTCTAAATTCATCCTATCATATCCCGGACCAGCTGTCAAGCTTGAAGCTTGAAGCTTGAAGCTTTTTTTTCTCGCTCGCTTCGCTCGCTCGACCAGTGAGATTGAGGCCGGCGTGCTTTGTTTTAATAGCCCGGGTTC